CACAAAGATGAATCAGCTCCAGACTTTGAAAGAATACAACCTGTTTACAATAGGATTGTAGTATTTGATGTAACAAAAATGCACAGAGTAGCACCTGTATTAGCAGGACATAGATTTGGTTTACAAATAAACTTATGGTAAACAACAAAAAAATAATTCTTGACTTTTATCTTAAAATTACTTATAATATCTTTTCAAAATTAAGGAAACGACTATGCAAATGATACAAGCTCCAACAAACTGCCCTTCGTGTGGTTCTGTGCTTGATGTCGTAAATAACCTTTTATTTTGTAGAAGCACATCATGCGGTTCACAAACCCTTAAAAAGATAGAACACTTTGCAAAGACCCTCAAAATCAAGGGGCTTGGACCAAAAGCTATCCAGAAATTGGGGGTTACAACTTCACAAGAGTTGTATTCTCTAACACTGGAGGACTTTGTCCAGTTACTCGAATCTGAGAAAATAGGTGTGAAAGTCTTTGAGGAAGTACAAAAATCTCGTGATGTACCACTTAATGTAGTTTTACCAGCACTTTCAATCCCTCTGATCGGAAATACTGCAACTAAAAAGTTGGCAACAGTATGTCTTGGTCTTGGAGATATTGATAAGAAAAGCTGTCAGTCAGCAGGGCTTGGTCCAAAAGCTACATCTAATTTACTTGGCTATATAGATGAGTACATGATGGATTTATTAGAGTACCCATTCTCGTTCAAGTTTGAAAAACCCTTAGCCTCTGTTTCTACTAAAGGAGTAGTATGCATCTCAGGAAAGCTTACAAGTTATAAAACGAAAGCACAAGCAACTGAGATACTAAAACAAAATGGATATGAGGTGAAAGGCTCACTTACCAGAGATGTTACCGTTCTAGTCAATGAAAGCGGTATCGAATCTGCAAAAACTAAACAAGCCCGAGACAAGGGCGTAACAATAATCACTAATTTATTAGATTTCTTGGAGAACTAATATGGCATTACCAAAATGGACAGATGAGCGTACAGCTGAACTTACTGCTTTTGTAGGCGGTGAGTCTCCTGTATCTCAAGCTACTGTTGCTTCGGCAGCAGAAAACTTAGACACTTCGACTCGTTCAGTGTCTAGTAAACTTCGCAAAATGGGTTATGAAGTAGAACTTGCTTCTGCATCTAGCTCTCGTGCGTTCTCAGATGCTCAAGAGTCAACTCTTGCATCTTTTGTTACTGACAATTCTGGTCAGTACACTTATGCTCAAATCGCTGAGCACTTCGAAGGTGGATCTTTCTCACCTAAATCAATCCAGGGCAAAATCTTGTCTATGGAATTAACTGAGCATGTTAAGCCTGCTCCTAAGCCAGAAAGTGTCAAAACTTATACTGATGTTGAGGAAGATACTTTTATAGATATGGTTAACGGCGGTTCTTTCGTTGAAGAAATCGCAGAAGCTCTTGGCAAAACTGTTAACAGTGTTAGAGGTAAAGCTCTTAGCTTACTTCGTGCAGAAGCTATTTCTGCTATTCCAAAACAAAAAGAAACTAAAGGTTCTTCAAAAGCTGATCCTTTAGCTGATCTTGGAGATGTCGCAGCTATGACTGTTGAGCAAATCGCCGATGCGATTGGCAAGACTGCTAGAGGCGTTAAAACAATGCTTACTAGACGTGGTTTGGTTGCTGCCGACTACGATGGTGCTGCAAAGAAAGAAAAAGCATCTGCATAAGTAGTTGCTAAACAACAAGCCCTTGATTTATTTCAAGGGCTTTTTTTCGTCAATTCGGGGGAATTTTGATTGAATATTTCTAGTGCTTTAATAAAGCAGGTTCTTGTGTCTCAAGATTTTGAGACATGGACTAATGTTCGCAAAAATTATCTACCCTCAGAATATCATAGCTTATTTGGAGTGATAGATCATCATTGTGAAAAATATCACAAGATGCCCACCTTTGACGATCTTAAGTATGAAATCCGTGATAGTGGAGTACGAGAAAAGCTATTTGCCATTGAAGCCGTAGAGGTTGAGGCAGATGCTTATATGCTTTTAGAGTATCTTAAAAACGAGTATGCTCAAAAAGAAATACTTAACTCTCTTGAGGAATATGTTGACAAGTCAGTAGCTTTTGAAGATGCCGATGAGTCAGTAGCTCATTTACATCAAATAGTTCTAGATGTGGAAGAAAAGGTAGAACTAGAACGACCACAAGATAGTATGCAACGTATTACCTTGTTTGAAGATGATAAAGAGCTTGGTAACTATCTGCCTCTCGGTCTAAATACAGACTATGACCATGAGATTCAGTTCTCTCCCCGAGACTTGATTTTAGTTGGTGGTAAAAGAGGTGCAGGTAAATCCATTGTTTGTTCTAATATTGCAAACAATGTTTTTAATTCTGGAAAGTCTGCTGTCTTTTTCACTATTGAGATGGACAGCAGATCCATTCTACAACGATGCTGTTCCATAGCTACTGGAGTCCCTTTTGCAAGACTAAGAACTAAGAACCTTAGTGTTATTGAGTGGGAGCGAGTAGCAGGATGGTGGGCGAATCGTTTCTCTGAAGGACAAGAGCGTTTGAAAGAGTACAAATCTAATCGAGACTTTGACAGATTTCATCATGATCTCACAACTAACTGCGAGCTTCTCCCGACTCAGCAGTTAGATGTGATTTATGATCCGTCATTAACTTTAGCACGAATAAGAGCAGAACTTGACAAAAAAGTCAAAAGTATGAATGTTGGCGTTGTTATCGTAGATTATATTAACCAAGTAAAACGCTCAAGTCTACCTTCTCGTAGTGGACAATATGATTGGACAGAACAGATAGAAGTAAGTAAAGCTCTGAAGTCTATGGCACAAGAATATGAAGTACCTGTATTCACACCATATCAAACTGATGCTAGTGGAGAAGCTAGGTTTGCAAAAGGTATACTTGATGCAGCAGATGCAGCTTATGCACTAGAAACTTGGGATCAAGAAGATCAGTGTGTTACTTTTAACTGTGTAAAAATGAGAAGTGCATCTATGAAATCTTTTACATCAAAGATGAACTGGGAGTCTTTAAAAATCGGTCCAGAGTCTACACTCAATCCTAAGGAGCGAGAAGATTCAGAAAATCGCTCTGATGAACCTATTGATGACATCTGATAAATAGTTCTTGACATTTCCTTTATATTTTGATATAATATCTTTTCAAAAATTCGGAGAAGTATATGATTATTAATGGAAGTATCAATCACAGTTATTCTGGTCGCAAAAGAAAAGTACAAAGAAATGTGAAGAAAGCTGAGCCTATCTTCAAGCCTTTGGTTAGAAAAGAAGTATATCGTAGAGAAACACAAGACTATCCTTCTGCTCCTATGACTATGGGTAAAGATATGCCAGACACTTCATACAAAAAAGAAGTATCAAAGTCATACACTTTAGCACCTGCCTACAATAAAGGTGCATATCAAGTAATTTCAAAAGAAAACATCAAACACATTGGGAGATAGATATGCCAGCAAAATTTAAGCCATCTCAAAAAGTAGTAATAGATCGTTTACGCAAAAAAACTAAAATGGTACACTTTTACCTAAAAAGCACTCCTACTGAGGAGTTAGTAAAAGAATTACCTAGAGCAGTACCAAAAGTACAACAAAAAATTCGTAACGAACTAGTAAGAAGAAAAGTAACAGTATGAATGTACAAGACCTCTTAGACAAGAAAGATATACGCTATATGCCAAAAGGTAGAGACTTTTTGGTAAGCTGTATCAATCCTGAGCATGAGGATCGTAACCCTTCTATGCGAATAGATCAGATTACTGGAGTATTCCAATGTTTTAGTTGTGAATACAAAGGTAATCTGTTTACGCATTTTGGGGAAAAGGCAAATCAATTACAACTGAAGCGTGAACTGTTAAAGAAGCGTATATCCGAAAAGCGCGCTGACAGTATTGGTTTGTCTTTTCCCAAAAGTGCAGTACCTTACATAGGTAATTGGAGAAATATAAAACCAGAAACCTATAAAAAGTTTGAAGCATTTAACAGTGTAGATAAAGATCATACAGGTAGAATAGTATTTCCTGTAAGAGATAGAACAGGAAGAATAGTAGCTTTTAATGGCAGACACACTACTCAAGGTATTCCTAAATACATGATTACTCCTGCAGGAGCAAAGATGCCTTTATTCCCAGTAGTAAAACCAATACAAGGATCAGTAATACTCGTAGAAGGAATATTTGATATGGTAAATCTACACGATAAAGGATTAACAAATGCAGTTTGTTGTTTTGGCACAAAGAATATAAACACTGCTAAACTATCCATGCTAAAAATAGAAGGGATAGAAAGCGTAGAGATATTTTTTGATGGAGATGACGCTGGACAACAAGCTGCATCAAAAGTAAAAGAGATGTGCGAAGAAGTAGAGTTAGTAACTAGAAATATACATTTAAAAGATACTGACCCTGGCGCACTAACAGAAAATCAAGTAATAAAACTAAGAGATAAATTATATGCCTAAAGTTGCATTAGTAGAAACGAAAAAAAGTAGAACAAGATTTAATCACGAATTTAATCACGCATTTGAATTTGATCAGTATCAACTTTGCTCTGATCCTACAATCAAAAAAGTATTAAAGAAAGATTGTGATATTCAAATAGATACAAGTCTTTATGATTGGATTATATTAGTAGGAAGTGATGCTCTAAAATATTTTACCAAAATTAATTCAGTTACAGAATACTCGGGTAAAAAAGTAGAGGATAAATACTTACCAGTAATTAATCCATCTATGCTTGCATTTAAACCAGAAGCAAGAAAAACATGGGACACATCTAGAGATAATATTATTGCGTATATAAATGGTGAAATAGAAGATGTAGAAATAACTGAAGATATTGCTCGTGGTATTCAAGATACTGCTGAAGCTAATGCGTATCTTCAAAAAGCAATCGAGTATGATTGTGATTATGTAGCCCTTGACTCTGAGACTACAGGTCTTTATCCTAGAGATGGACACATGATCGGTATATCTTTATCTTATCAAAGAGATGAAGGTGTATACATAGATACAGAGTGCTTTGCTGAAAAAACAGAAGAATTATTACAGCAACTC